CTTTAGAAAAGAGGGTGAACAAGGCACTTTGTCCGTCTCTGGTAAATTCTCTAAGATGGATGAAGATTTACGCCATCACATTGAGAATGACATTCCTCTAATTGTTGTGATTTACAAAAAAGGTGACTTGCGTGAACTCGCACACATCTTCATCACATCAAACAGTATGATGCCAATGACTGACCATGAGAAGCGTATTCTCAATTACAACCCATTGAATCGTTGGTTGACAACATTCTTGCATGATGATGTTATTGTTGCAGATATGTTTGGTCGAAGAAAAAATGATGTTCGCAAACCAACCTTCAAAGGTATGTCAAGTGGTGATTACTCCTTAAATCATAAGGGTGATACTCTGTTTGTTGCAGAAATGTTGATGTATATTAACAATAACAAGTATGAAGGTTACGACCATTCTGTTCTTGATGATGTTCTAGGTCCTTATCCAAAAGGTATTGTGAAGATTTCTAAATCTGAACTTGAAATGACCAAGAAGATTATGAAAATCATGGCAGAAGGATGTGCTGCCTATGACCAAAAGAAACTTAAAAAGTTTTCGAAGTCAACACTTTACAATCTGTTCTATACCATTTCATTCATTCTTCAAAAAGGAAATGTTTGGGGTAAGAAACACAACATTGATGGTGCATATTCTATTGTAAACAAGGAAGAATTCGTTAAATGGTTCTTTGATGAAGAACACAAACGAATCTTTAACCCTGCTTGCAAAATGTCATTTACCAATCCAATTACAGGTAAAAAGAACTCACAAATGCACGATTGGTCTTATGCCAAACACAATGCAGACCAAAAACACTCTCGTAAAGAAAGTGTAAAAGGTGAGGGCGGTTCTAAGTATACCTTTGCTGAATGGGCCAGGGTGCAATACTTGCTTGAAGATTTGAATTCTAACCTCAATATGTTAGAAAAGCGTAGTATCATTACTAAGCTTGGTGATAGAAATACACTAAGTAGAGATGAAGCGCTTGTTGCATTAAATGTTCCTTTGTCAATGTCAACCAACATTGAAATTGACGAAAATCTCCCTGTTGCAAAGGGAGGTAAGCGTGAGATAGGTAACATTGTTGCGTTACCAAAAGAACAAAATCGTACCAAGGGTAAACGCACCCGTGTTGCGGCTTAATTATGATATATGTGAAAGGTGATTATGGAACATCTATTGTGGACAGAAAAGTATCGGCCACAGACCGTGGAAGATTGTATTCTTCCAGAACGATTGAAAAAACCATTTCAGGAGTATGTGAATCAAAAACAGATTCCCAATCTCCTATTGAGTGGTGGTGCAGGCGTAGGCAAGACGACCGTGGCGAAAGCAATGTGCCACGAAATCGGCTGCGACTACATGGTAATCAATGGTTCTGATGAAAGTGGTATCGACACATTCAGAACTAAAATTAAAAATTATGCATCATCAATGTCTCTTGCAGGTGGTCGCAAGGTCATTATCATTGATGAAGCAGACTATCTAAATCCAAATTCAACTCAACCCGCTCTGCGTAATGCAATCGAGGAGTTTGCAGGTAATTGCTCATTCATTTTTACTTGTAACTATAAGAATCGCATTATCGACCCACTTCATTCTCGGTGTGCGGTAATTGACTTTGGTCTAAAGAATGGCGAGAAGGCCAAGATGGCATCTGCGTTCTTTAAGCGTATTCAATCAATTTTGCAAAGTGAAAAAATTGACGCTGATGACAAGGTTCTTGCAGAACTTGTTAAGAAACACTTCCCAGATTTTCGCCGTGTATTGAATGAACTTCAACGCTATGCACAATTTGGAAAGATTGATTCTGGTATTCTAACTCAAATTGTTGATGTTTCTATTTCTGAAATTGTAAAACACATTCAACAAAAAGATTTTGGTGCAATTCGTAAATGGGTTGCCTCAAATGAGATAGATAGTAATATACTGTTTCGTAAACTTTACGATTCGATGTATGACTTTTTAAAACCCACATCAATTCCCCAAGCAGTATTAATCCTCGCTGACTATCAATACAAGGCTGCCTTTGTTGCAGACCAAGAGATTAATACTGTTTCGTGCTTAACGGAGTTGATGGTAAATTGTGAGTTTGTATGAATGACATATTTAATGGAATATTCGAATGGATAAAAGATGATTGGTATTCTAATCGTTTTCGCTTTGTTGTCGAGCTTCTTGCTTGGGCTATTAGTATCGGCTGTTCAATCACAATGGCACTCACAGTCCCTAATCCGCCGTTGCTCGTTTTATACCCTATTTGGATTGCTGGTTGTTCAATGTATGCTTGGGCTGCTTGGACTCGCAGGTCTTTTGGAATGCTCGCCAATTATCTACTACTTACCGCAATCGACACTCTCGGCCTAATACGAATGGTGATGTGATGAATCCTTTTGACTATGTTAATGCGATACTACAAAACAAGAAACAGTTAATTGTCGATGAAATTACAGAGAAGGAGTATGTTCCTTTTCTGGTGAATCGTAGCCTTTCCTATCATAAAGATTGCATAATGTATGCAAATGAAATGAATAGACGCCATTTTGTTGACAAAAAACTACAAAATGACTTTTTACTAAATACCGTGAGGTCTCAAAAGCGACCTTTTGCGAAGTGGATAAAATCTGAGAAAAGTGACGATTTGGAATGTATAAAGACTGTCTATGGATTCTCCGATTCAAAAGCCCGTGAGGCACTCAAACTACTTAGCAAAGAACAAATCCAACAACTAAAAGAACAAACCCAAACGGGTGGATTAACTAAGAGGTAATGATGGTAGACTTGACTAAATTCGTAGAAGTCAGCCTACGGGAACAAGACGATTTTCTAAAGGTAAGAGAGACACTTACCCGTATTGGCGTATCTTCTCGTAAAGAGAAGGTGTTGTATCAGTCCTGCCACATTCTCCACAAGCAAGGACGCTATTATATTGTGCATTTCAAAGAACTATTTGCATTAGATGGAAAACCATCTAACTTAACTGATAACGATGTTCAAAGAAGAAATGCTATTGCTAAATTACTTGAAGAATGGGGACTTGTAAAAGTTTTAAATCCTGATGTATTAAAAGACAATGTTGCACCGTTACATCAAATAAAGATAATCTCTTTTAAAGAAAAAGATGAATGGCAACTAATTACGAAGTATAATATTGGAAAGAAAACGCAGGATTATTGATATGGTGAATTACCATGAACAAAAAAGTGAATCTAGTAAAATTGAAGAACAGGTATTCTTCAGAAATTGTTTTTGCGGAAAACTATGATGAAGTTCGTAAGGAAGGTAATTACAACTTCATCCTAGTATATCATGCTGAAAATCCGAATCGTAAGTTTCTTGTTAACCGAGATGCATACGAAATCGTGAATAAATAGAATTGTGACGCCTAATGGGTCACATATTTTGTAAACTCGCTTAAAAGGAGATAAAACTATGACACTTAATCGTGTATCTTTTACCCCATTGTATAATACAACTTTGGGTTTTGAAAAGTTTTTTGACGATGTTGAAAAACTCTTGAGCATGGACATTCAAAAAACAGCCACATCTTTCCCACCTCACAACATTCTAAAACTGGATGATTCTCGTTATATCGTAGAACTTGCTATTGCAGGTTTTGCCAAAGACGAAGTTGAAATTTCAGTTGAAGAAGGTAAACTAACTGTGAAAGGTGAGAAGAAAGACAAAGACCTAGATATTCAATACATTCACCGTGGTATTGGAACAAGGTCGTTCACAAAGACTATCACAATTGCAGATACAATCGAAGTGAAAGGTGCTGAGTTCAAAGATGGTATTCTACGAATTGGTTTGGAGAATATTATTCCTGAACACAAGAAACCTCGCAAGATTGAAATTGGTGAGAGTTTGAAAGAGTTCAAGCCACAACTTCTACAAGAGAAGAAAGCGGCGTAACTGTGGCGGGGCATTTCGCCCCGCTTTTATAATGGAGATATTATGAGGCGTGATAAAAATTTCAGGTTAGAAAAACAAACCAAAAGGTTAATGGCGGGCATTGTTGACCCAATCAAACGCAATGATTTCAAAAATGCGATGATTGCTGCACAAATTGCCGCACAAACACCAATCAAATCTGGTAAGAAGAATAAAGAAGCAGTAGAAGAATGAAACAGAAGTTTGTTGACGCCCATATGGCGGCAGCAGAAGTCTATTCAAAACTTTCATCTGCTAAACGCTTACAAGTAGGATGTGTTGTTGTAAAAGACAACACCATTATTGGTATTGGTTACAATGGAATGCCATCTGGTTGGACAAACGATTGTGAAAATCTAATTCAATTATCCGATGATACAGTTGAATTAAAAACTAAACCAGAAGTATTACATGCAGAGACAAATGCACTTGCAAAGATAGCACGAAGCACCAATTCAAGTGAAGGTGCCTCTTTGTTTGTGACCCACGCACCTTGTATTGATTGTGCAAAACTCATCTATCAATCTGGCATCAATAGTGTTTACTATCGAAATAGTTACCGTGATGAAAAAGGTGTTGATTTTTTAAAACAATGTAAGGTTGAAGTGAGGCAAGTATGAAAAGATTTACCGCAAAAGTGCTTGAAATATGCGATAATGGCGATACAATTATTGAATTACCACCTGAACTATGCGAAGAATTGGGATGGAAAGAAGGTGACACATTAGATATCTCCGATAAAGATGGTAAAATTATTATTAAAAAAATCGATAAGGAAGATAGGAAAATATCATTAGACGAATGATTGTTT